ATGGCCACTGCTAAAATCTACTTAGACACACGAAGAGAGAAAAAGGACGGACAGTATTCCATAAAGATAACCATCCGGCATAAAGGGAAATTTCTTCTTTCTACGGGATTCGATACTATCCTCAATAATTGGAACGGGAGCGAATATACGAATAAAGAGCCTAATTACAAAGCCAAAAATGCTTCTATACGAAACATTATTAGTAAGATTGAAAATGAAATATTCCGGCTTGATATGGATGGCAAGTTAAATAGTACATCTGATCAGGCGTTAAAGAGCTTACTTGAAAAATGTCTGCCTAAATCATCTCCTGAGAAGGTAAAGAGGTTTGTTGATTACATGAATGATTTTATGGAGTTGAAGGAGAAGGAAGGTACAAAGAAGGTATATGTAGCGACCAGGAATAGACTACTCCGGTATGATCCTGATTGTACCTTTGAGACGATGGATGTTGCTTGGTTAATGAGGTTCGAAAAATGGATGAAGGAAGAAGGTTTAAAAGTGAATGCGGTAGGAATTAATATGCGGAGTATTAGGGCTGTTTTTAACTATGCAATTGATGAAGAGATTACAAGCTTGTATCCTTTCAGGAAATACAAAATAAAGAAAGAGGAAACACCCAAAAGAAGTCTTTCTGCCGAACAGGTTGTATTGCTTCGTGATTACGCCTGTGAGTCGCATCAAGAGCGTTATAGAGACATGTTTATTCTTATGATATACTTGATTGGAATAAACGGGATTGATTTGTTCTCTTTAAAGGGTGTGGTTGACGGGCGTATTGAATATCACAGGGCCAAGACTGGTAAATTTTACTCTATTAAGTTGGAGCTGGAAGCCATTGAAATAATAGAAAGGTATAAGGGCCAAGACTGGCTGCTAAATGTTTTGGATACATATAGGAATTATGCCGATTTTTTGCACCGCATGGATGTTGGTTTAAAACAGATCGGGCCGGTGATCCGTAAAGGGCTGGGAGGGAAGAAAGAGCGCTCTCCTTTGTTTCCTGAAATATCAAGTTATTGGGCCCGCCATACTTGGGCTACTGTCGCTGCCAGCCTTGATATACCCAAAGAAACAATATCGGCAGCATTGGGGCATGAAATAGGCTCAGAAGTAACATCAATTTATATTAAGTTTGATCGGAAGAAGATCGATGAGGCTAATCGGAAAGTGATTGATTATCTTAATGGCATTTATCTTTAAATAAAGCCCCGGACTGACTGGGTTCCGGGGCTGATCAGGTGAATTTGTAAAGTTGTTAATCAAACAAAGTTCACATGACTTAATTCTTTGCCAAAGTTTTGCAGAGCATTTTGTATTTTTTCGATTGTTTTCTTACTAGGCCGGCGGCGTCCGGTAACGTAATGGCTTAGCTGACCTTGTGCTACACCGGTAATACGTTCCAGTCCGGCAAGTGACAGTCTATTGCTATAATATGCCAGAAAAGACGGTATATCATAACTGAACTCAAACTCAACCTCTTCAAAATATTTGCCCGAATCTGCATAATGTTCCTTCATTCCTTCGTAGGCATCATGAAAGTCTGATATTGTTTCATCGATAGACATCCCTGTACCTATAATTCCATAGGAAAGGTTATTATCGTCGGGCATATAAGCACTGTAACTTCCATCTGATGCTCTTTCTATAAATACTCTAACTTTTTTCATATTTATCTGTTTTTTATATTATCTGGTATTTTATGTCGGGGCTATTCAATCCCCGACATTCTTTTGATACTCTTTAGTGTTCCGGATGCTACTTCTTCTTTTCCGTGATGGCTCGTTGTGAACTCCATTCCCGTTTTCGGACTGTACCATACGGGATGTCCCGCTCTTGTTTTCCCTGTTTCATAACATCCGTTTTTCTTTAAAATTCGATGTAATTCATTATACTTCATGTTTCTTTGTTTGATTAACGATACAAAGTTAATGATATTAATTTTAATATCAAAGAGGGGTAGATTATTAATGATATTGATTTTAATATCATTAACAATTAGATAATAGAAAATTTGAAATGATTTAGGTAGATAATATTTCCTTTGTGAAGTTAGGTTAACAACAACTTTATTTGTTATTAGACTTAAAGTTGATCAATTCAAATAAAGCAATTCCTAAATCATAAATAATCTCTAAATAATAAATGAATGAAGCCAAAACAAATGTACCTGATATAATATTTAGTTGTGAAGAAGGTACAATGTCCTTACTTTGCATAAAATCACACACGATTAATATTATGATTAGAGAGCATAAAACAACGATTTGGGTCATTAGACCATATTTCAATTCTTTGAATGTTGCTGAAGGATCTATGTTTAATCTTTCTTTGATTTTATTAATCTCAGAAATTATTAATGTACTGGTGGGAATATTTATAGCTAGAATAGTGGCTAATAATGATATGATGTTATCTGAGAACATTTTTATAAATTCTCTACATCCATTATTAGCCAAATAGCTTAGTATAAAGGCTATTGCTAAGTAAGCTATTATTTTTAATATTCTATTCATCTAAACTTCTAAATATTTCTTTAATATCTTCAACGTTATTTGCTTGAATTTCTAAATCATCAAATCGTAGAGTTTTTGTTGTATATCCCGTTTTCTGTAGTTTTTTCATACCTTTTATCCTTAATACTACAGAATTCCCACTGCCAGATGCTGCCTGAGTTAGTCCCTTTATTTGCTCATTGCTTTCATCTATGTTCAAACATTCTTTTTCAGCTGAGTTAAACTCTAATCTGGTTTTGGCGCTTAATGCTGCTTCGCTAGCCTGTTTTAACATAGTGGAAACGCTTTCTGAAACTCTAGGCAAATTTGGATAATCAAATTCAAATCTTACCATTTTTATACAGTCGGAATTGCGATTTATCAAATCCCAGAATTCACGCTCTTTATATTCTTTTTTTATTGTAATTGATAAACCTTCGTTTTCTAACTGGTCGTTGAATGCCTTCTTTAAAATTCTTATCACAACTCCTGTGTCAGTAAAAGCTTTATTTTGTTCAATAGCTATTCTTTGAACATTGGCATCATTATAAATTAATACTGTTGCACTTGGTTCATCAGTAGTCGTTTTTATTTGAAATTTTTGTTCTAAGTGCACGGCTTTTACATTTGCTAACTTAAAAGCAATAATTTCATCTGAACAAAATAATAACTGTGAGGACAACTGACGATTCCGATGCGTAAATATACAACTTTTTATTATATTCTCAAAAATCTTATTTTTTTGAGACATTAATTCACTCCGTTGCTCTAGACATCTTTCCTTATTAAATAGGTCTAGTTGAACTGCTAATGGCTTGAATTGATATGCATATATAGTATATAATGCCATAATGTATAATTTTTTAGTATTAAACAGTAAAAAATGAAAGACTATTGTTGCTGTATTAGATTAATTATCTTATATATTTGCTTAGATTAATAATTATATTGGTTTATTTGTCTACTATATCCTTTTTGTGAAAGCTATTGTATCGCTGTATCCAGCGTATATCTTTATCCTTTTCCATATGTTGTATATAATCTCTTTTTACGTATATTTGGAGCAATTAGTTTATAAAACATTATGTTGCTTGCATTATCTGTATATCTATCCCTATTCTCGCTTTTCTTTTTGGGGCATACCTTTGTCATCGTTATCCGCCGAAGCTTCCAATTCCTGAACAAGATGAAGAAGCTGCTGAGCGTGAACATCAGATGCGGGCAAACGAGTTAAAACGATTTGAGAAAGTTTTAGAAATGATTCATTCAAACTATCGATCTTAACTCCTCTGTTGTCTATTATCAGCTTTGAGTTTGCTATAAGCTTTGCTATATCGCTTATTCTATCGTTTTCATTAAGAAGCATAGCGCATTCCACCATTTGTGACAATGTTTTAGAGACGGATATGTAGTCGTTTGTCCCCATGGCTAATTTTAAATTAATGCCTTCCGCCTGATATAAAACAGCGGTAATAGCCCGTGCATTAGATATACTTAAACTTTCCCTAACCCCTTCTGTCTTTTTATCAAACATATCATTCATTCTTTTATCTAAGGTGGTAGAATTATATATTTGATATCCTAGTACCATTACGACGCCGATGCTAATAAGCGCGATACATATGGTTATTGCCCATTCGAGGAATGAGTCAGATAAAGTTAACGGCTCAGTTCTAAATAGAGCCGCAATAGAAATAACTACTGCTATTATAGATAAGCATGCGCTCCAATATGATTTAAACCAATTTTTCACGAGTATAATTTTGTTTTAGGAGATAGTAATCGCTTTTGGGGCTCAATTTTAATAACCTATTAGGTCTATGGGATTTAAATATTAAATACACTGTTGCATATTTCAGCAAGGAGATTTTTATTCCGTTGAGCATGGGCTATGAGCGAATAAGGGGTTCCTGAGTATTCAAATTCAACAGATGTGCTTTTATGTGAAAATTTTAATACGATATTAGATATTGCATTTTTGGGAATTATTAAATATTCTCTTGTTCTATCATTGTATTGGATTCTTATAATAGAATTTTCGCTAAAAACCCATAGCGGAAAATCGCTGTCGCAGTCAATGACATCTGAGATAAAAACATATACTATCTTTGTATCTCTTCCTAAATCGCTTTCCATTTCGCATATTGCAGAACTGAATTTATTATTTAGATTTCCGCCAGAGTGAAAGTACAAAAGATAATCGTTGATGTTTTGGCTCATAATTTATTTCTTTATTTTGAATTTTAAATATCCATCTTCTCCTACTTCTATCTCAGCATTAAATTTTTGAAAACTTGCCCTTTGCTGAGGCTGGTCATCTAAAAGCATTTCTCCGACTCCACGCATTAGCCATTCAGCTGATATCATAGGATTTCCTTTAAGTATCTTTTGTAGTGTGTCAAAACTGGGATTATTACTTCCGTCTACACATGCTTTTAAAGTCGGCTGTGACACTCCAACAGTAGCCGCATACGAGTTTATAGTTTTTCCGCTTGCTTCTATTATTTCTTTAATTCTTTGATTAATAGTGTTTTCCATTAAAATGTTATTTACGGATTAATATTATTTATAGGATATGCTATAATATTAATAGTTTTAATTATGAATACTATAGGGAATCCTATATATTTGCATCGTGATTAATATCAAACCCTATTAACCACGAATTACAATTTGAAATAATCAACAATTATAATACTTAATTATGGAAGCTACAAATTTCGTGACCAAAAAATCATTAATCGGAACATTGGCCAATATGTCCGTAAAAGAAGTTATTGAAATCAACATCAAAGATTTCAAAGAGTACTCTATCCGCAATGCAGCTATTAAGCTGAAAAAGAAAGGATATCTATTTAGTGTGTCCAGCGCCGGCCGGATTGATACAACAGCAGTAATGAGATTAAAATAGGGAGGATTGACAGTGGAAGAAAAACCGAACTGCATCGGCAATTGCCGCCTCTGTCCTGATCTGTGCAAATGCCCGCCCGATCATCTTCATTGCGAAGATTGCGGAATCGAAATAGAACCGGGTGAAGGTATCAGTATTGAAGTTGAGGCTATCATATCCAGACATCCCGGCACTAAAATGATAACAGTATGTCCGGTATGTTTCGCGGATCATTACCAGGGAGATGAAACAATAGAATTTGAGTAATAACTAAATTAAAACATAAGGAGAAATAACAATGACTACAGGAGCAATTATCTTTTTAGTGTTAATCGCCGCACTCGTACTGGTGTTCGGGGCGGTTATTCTTTGGCACTGTTGCGATATAAAGTACTCGATCGACCAATCCGAAATTAATCGTTGTATAGAGTTTGAGGAAGCAAAGAAGGCGATTGACAAATCCGTAAAAGGATGTAGGGATACGATTGATAGCGGCTATGGTGATGGGGTAAAATCCTTACTATATGGGTTCGAAAAAGAGCTTAATCTCAAATCAGAGAGTATATCTAAATCCGGCCTCAACCTCGAAAGCGCCACGCCTAATGGTACCATTACGCCGCCTTCATCTTTTAGTGATATAGAACTTCGTAAATACTGCATAGAGCAGACCCGCAAAGATCAGACCCGCAAAGATCAGGTGTATCTCCGGATAGAAGACGCTCAGCGACTTTATGAATATATATTGAATGGTAGACAGGAAAGAAAGGAGGAAAGCAATGGCGAGTTCTAGAATACAAGTGAAAGTAGAATCAGTTCCAAAGCGCTGGCTTAGTAAGCAAGAGGCTATGGCTTATCTCGGAGTAGGTGAGGCTTTTTTAGATAAGTTACGTAATGAAGCTCTTATTTCTTTTTCTCAGTTCGGTAGTAAAATGATTTGGTATGATTTGGCTAGCCTCGACAGGTTCATACTTAAAAATAAAGTTATATGATGAAGAACATGAATAGTCTTTCCAAGCATCTGTTTACGGTCATCATAAGCATAGTTACGGTTGCCGGTTGCATCTATGCCGGCAACGTAGAGATGAATGATGATATCCTCTCAGGTATGAGTTTTGAGAAGTACCAGTACATCCATGATCGTATCGGTGATCGTGCCACTTCATCGGATGTGGTAAAGGAGTATTTGCGTAATCGGCAGTTCTATGATTCAATCGCCTATTAAATTCAAATCCAAATAGAAATGAATGAAATTATAATCATTAACGGCTATGAGTATACAAAGGATGAATTTGATACCATAGCGGCATTTGTAGGAAGCGATATTAATTAACTAATAACAGAATAGAACTGAATCAATAAGATGAAGATACAAAACTTTAGTATTCCCCCCGAATGTCGCCATGCTTCTGTTGAGGCTGTAGACAATAGGTTAATAATCACATTTGAACCGGAGAATCTTTCAGATTTCTTCTGTCAGGAAACGGACCATATAGAGCAGACTCCCAGGATCGGTGATTTAGCTTTGTTCTGGGATACCGCCTATAGAGGTTCCGCCATTATTGCCCGACTGATAGATGAAGACCGTATAAACGGTGTACAAGCGTATCAGGCCGCCAATGATGTCTGGTACGAAAACGCCATCCGCTTTCGAAGTGACGAACAATACCGCTTAATAACTCAAAGGCATGATGTGGAAAAAGAAAACGACTGATTTAAAGAAGAAGTCTCCTAATCTGAAGAACAAGTTGGATACTGTGTTCAGCCGCTTTATCCGTTTACGTGACGCCAGGAAAGACGGGACATTTCAGTGCATCTCCTGTGGGAGGATTTTGCCTCTGGATCAGGCGGATTGCGGGCATTACATAAACAGGCAGCACATGTCCACCCGATTCAGTGAAAAAAACTGCAATGCCCAATGCCGATCGTGCAATCGTTTCGATGAAGGCAACATGCAGGGTTATCGCCGTGGTCTGATATTGAAATACGGTGAACCTGCGGTTCTGTTGCTTGAATCCATGAAGACTCAGACAAATAAGATCTCCGATTTTGAGTACAGTGCCATGATCAAGTATTATCAGGGCGAGGTTAAACGTCTGAAAGAAGAGAAGCAGATACGCCAAATATGACATATATGGAACTTTTGAAAATATGAAAGTGATACATGTGTATTTGATCTTCAAAAAGAAGAACTACTACTTCGGTTCTCTCAGTGCCATTTTTGAGCATCTGGATGAAACCGACATAGGAATTAAGAAGCGCACATTGCTGCATCGTTCGGATGAATCCACCATCTTGACAGATAGGGCGATCATCATAAAATCAACCCTGCTTAGATGCAAGAAATCAACAAAGAAAATATGATTATGAAACCAAAGAAACAATTAATTGAAACAGCCGTAAAAGATGGCAGTATAGACAGAATGAACATGCTCCTCTCAGCCGCGCATCTGTTGAATTGCGAGGCAAACAGCCTGATAGAGGAAGCATCCGATGTCATGTTGGCCAAGGGTCTGTTACTTGGAAACCTGAAGAAGCTGCATAATGACTTTGTGAAATGTGCTGACCGCTATTTCAGAGAGTTCGCCACACTTGTAACTACGGATAAATCCAAGATGGATATGTTTGGCGATTTGGATGGCTTCGACAAGTCATTTAGAGAGTGGGCCAAGGTGTCGGCCGATTGGGAACCTAAAAAGGAGGTTGAGTAATGAAAGATATCGAATTATTTAATAATCATTTCCAGAATTATAAAGTTTACGGGATTCCCAAAGCACAATTAATCATTGCAGATGTGCCCTACAATCTTGGAAACAACGCCTACGCCTCCAATCCTTCCTGGTATGTCGATGGCGATAACAAGAATGGCGAAAGCGATCTGGCTGGCAAAGAGTTCTTTGACACAGATAAGGACTTCAGACCTGCAGAGTTTATGCACTTCTGTAGCCAAATGTTGATGAAAGAACCGAAGGAGAAGGGTAAGGCTCCCTGTATGATTATCTTCTGTGAATTTGAAGATCAGTTCAGATACATTGAACTCGGGAAACGTTACGGGCTGAATAATTACATAAACCTTGTGTTTAGAAAAGACTTCTCCGCACAAGTTTTAAAGGCAAACATGAAGATTGTCGGTAACTGTGAGTATGGTTTGCTTTTATATAGAGACAAACTTCCTAAGTTCAACAATGACGGACGGATGATATTCAATTGCTTCGACTGGGTGCGGGACGGTGAGACTCCCAAGGTACACCCAACGCAAAAGCCGGTGCCGTTACTTCGTAGATTGATAGAAATATTCACCGACAAGGGTGATGTAGTCATAGATCCGTGTGCCGGTAGTGGTTCTACTTTATTGGCTGCCGCCCAATTGGGACGAAAAGCTTACGGGTTCGAGATTAAGAAGCAGTTCTTTGCTGATGCTAATAAATTGATATTATCACGTATTCAGCAATCGCTATTTGTATAACTCTCTTAATATCAAAAAATGAATATAAAACTCAGGATTTAAACAATACTGGTAACGATAGAGCAATTATGAAAGACAATTCATTTCAAGCCGCCATCAAGTCTTATCTTGATGAGCGTGCCAAGGCGGACGAACTCTTTGCCAAGGCTTATAACAAAGAAAACAAGAGTATTGATGAATGCTGCAGCTATATCTTGGGAGAAGCGAAAAAGCGGGGCAACGCGGTTGCCATCTTTGATGCAGAGGTATTCGGCATGGCGGTTCACTATTACGATGAGGATAATATCAAAGTAGAGAAGATACCCGCAAATACCGGATCCTCAGTCAGCGGGTTGTCTGCCTCTACGGTACTTACCGAGGAGGATAAGGAGAAAGCCCGTGAAGCGGCATTAAGACGCTTGGAAGAGGAACAGTATGCCTTGCTCAAGAAAAAGCCTACACGGGCAAAGAAAGAGATAATAGAAGTTCAACAGATGTCATTATTCTAAATTATGAAACCAAGGACCAAGTTACAAGTTCAGGTATTGGAGCAAAGCAGGTGTCTTCCTGATATTGATAGCTATATGCTTGCATGGGCTAAAACGGACTGCTTGGAACATAAAGGCTTTGCGACTAAATCACGGGTTGTTTGCATGAACTGCGGCCAGAGGTTCTCCCCGGATATTGTCAGGCGTAAATTGGCTGTATGCCCTCACTGTGGGGCAAAGTTGAAAGTAGAGCAATCAAGATGCACTACAGACAAACAGAGCAGGTATGTTGCGATCGCTGAAATTCATGGGGAGTTTCAGGTAATTCGGAATTTTGAGATTCGGGCGTACTATAAAGCCGGTGCGGTTCCAAAATACTTTATTAATGAGGTACTCCAACACTGGATACGGCAAGATGGAAAGAATACGGTTGTCGCATTGAATCACACTGTGAATTGGTATTGTGATTCCTGGGGCGGAGATATGGAGATACGTGTTGAACATAGACGTGGTTACTATTCTTCCGGTGTCAGGTATGATATTTATCCTTCCAGGCTGCATCCTGATTCTGAGTTCCGTCCGGATATAGGACGCTACGGTATAGACCACAGATTGCAAGGGCTTACGCCACTGGAAGCTATTAACATGATTCCTGATAACCCGAAAATGGAAACATTGCTAAAGGCAAGGAGGTACGAACTATTAGGGTATGCTTCAAATGAAAAATATAAGATTGAGCGTTATTGGCCGTCCATAAAGATATGCCTAAGAAACAAATACAGGATAAAGGATGTGAAAATATGGTTTGATTATCTTGATTTGCTTCGGTACTTCCACAAAGACCTGCATAATGCACACTATGTTTGTCCGGATAATCTTAAGAAAGAACACGATAAGTTGGTCATTAAGAAACGGCAACTTCAGGAAAAAGAAGAAGCTGAACGTAAACGAAAGAGGGCAATTGAAGACGAAGCTAAATTCAAAGTCCTCAAAGCTAAGTTTTTTGGGTTGCGATTTACTGACGGGTTTATTGAAGTGAGGGTACTTGAAAGTGTTCGGGAAGTCATGGAGGAAGGAGATGCACTTCATCACTGCGTATTTACGAATAATTATTACCTGAAGCCTGAATCCCTTATTCTCTCCGCCCGCATTGGTGACAAGCGTATCGAGACAATTGAGGTTGACTTGAAAACCTTAAATGTCGTACAGTCCCGAGGAGCCTGTAACCAGAACACTGAATACCATGACCGGATCATAGGGCTTGTGGAAAAGAACACAAGGTTGATCAAACAAAAACTTGCATCATGAAAGGAGTCCTGCTTAAATGCAGGAAACATGTTAAACAATAACCAATGCCGGTACTAAAGGATGCCGTCGGGAGTGTGCCCCGGTTAAGTTTTATATTTTGCAAACCACTCCCCGGGGACTTCTCCCCGGGATTCGGATTCCCCCGGAGTGGGAGGCTTAAAACGCTCAGCTTATGAATATCCCCCAAACCATCCCGCGTATTGATTGCAAGGCATTCGCCAAATGCGGAAAGAAGTCTTTATCCCATTGCAGGCGGTATAAACTTACGGACGAAGAGTGTATAAATTGCCGGTTGGTCCATCGACGGGAAAGAAACAATTACCGTACTTCCCCCGACGGTCGTTTAATGAAACGGTGTTCCATCTGTGGCGAGTGGTACTATCTTCACCGGTTCTACCCCAGAACTTTAAATCGGGGAGAGAAGGTCTATTCCACCTTCAGTTCTGAATGCAGAAGGTGCAAGTCCTTGAAAGTATCAACCTATCAAAAAGCAAGGCGATGAATAAGAATAAGGGGAAAGAAGAGGAAATCAGGCAAAAGGTAAAGTGTAATTGTCGGCAATGCAAGCGCGCCGGCCCGGTTGAGGATTTCATGGTATATTGCCCGATACATGACTGCGCCCGATCAACCGGCCTTAGAATGTGTGAGTATTTTATAGAGAAGAAGAGATGTTCGACAAGATAACCATAAAGGCAACGATTGACACGGCGGATATTGAGACGATCGTTTTACGAAACTATTTGGAGGAGTGCACGGAAGGTGATGAAGTCTATTACAAGTCTACCGCTTACGCCAACTTTGACGGTTGTTTCATCGAGATTCGCGGTAACAGGTTACGGTGTACGTGTTCCATTTGCAAGCTCTATTCCAAGGGAAAGACCGGGAAACTGGATAACAGCCGCCCGATAACCTTCGCGATAGCCGTAAGGACAATCAAAGAGCTGCTGTTGAGGCTATGTGTCCGGATTGAGAATGCCGTGGTAACGTATTACGAGATAGGTATCACAATGAAGATGTCCCTTCCTGCTGATTCTTACATTAAACAGATGTATGAAGTCTCAGGAAAGCTCCTTTGGAACGATGCCAACTATTCGGCGTTCAAGCAACAGACCACGGAGAAGAGTAAGTATTTCCGGAAGATCCTGAAGGTCTATGATAAGACCTTTGAGGCCGGGGAGAAAGGACGGAATGTCGGGGCTAACATTCTTCGTATCGAAACGATATACAAACATCAGTCTGTTTCGCTGATGGAGCTAACGGACAACCTCTTCTTGTCGAGGATCGGCCGTATATTCTATAAGGACTGGTCAGAAATATGCTTTACCAGAGAGTTGTCTGCGGCCAAGGGCGTAAAGGTGTCCCAGCTTGAAAGGGCCAGGGAGATATACCGGATAGGAGTTACCCGGTACAAGGAGCGTTACAAGAAGCTTTATCTTTCGGGTAAGCTGACTAAAAAGCAATGGGAGACTATACGCAATTTTGCCCGTAGCTGGCCGGAAGAGCGTGAGAAGTACGTGGAGGAAATAGGTGACATGGAGCGTGAATTTAAGGACAAACTTTTATCAGGCTACCAGACAGGGATATTTACGCCCATTTGCAGAAAAATATAACATATTGAAAATCAGAATTTTATCTGCAAATATAAAAAGCACCTTATGGTGCGCAATTAAAATATTGAAAATGAAATCATTACGCTTTTAAAGTCTAAAATTTAACACTTTTCGGCAACTTGTCCTATACAGCCCGCAGGGTTGTCGGGAACCGACTTATAAGGGCTGATAAATTATAATTTAAAAACTGAATATATGAAATGTGAAGCAGAAGGCAGAATTTTGGTGGAGCTGCCATCCACCGGTGGAATTACCAAGGATGGTAAAGATTGGGAGAAGAGAGAGTACATCATGGAAACCAGCGAGCGTTATCACAGTAAGATGCGCTTTTCCGTTTGCAGTTTCGATGGTCCTGTTGAGAACCCTCCCAAGGTAGGAGACAAGATCAGAGTTAACTTTACCGTTGAGGCCCGCGAATATAAAGGGAACTGGTACAATGAAGTAAGAGTGCATCGGACGGAAAATATTAACCAATAACATAAAAAGATATGAAGAAAAAGAAAGAAATAATGATTGAGTTGGTATACGATATTCCGGCTCTGATAAGAATACAGGAACTTTCCTTGATTGAAATAAAGAAGAAAATTCGTGATCAACAGGTTATAGATTTTCAAGAAGACATTCTAAGAGTTCTAAAGGCTGTAAACGAGATCGATTTTATTAATATGGACAGTAACTAATAGCTATAATTGATATGAATATGAAACAGACGGTTCAAGAAAGAGCAAAAGAAATGTGTGAAGCGTGGGGAATGGAAGATAACCACGGTTACAGCGTTAAAGATACCTTTCAAGTAGGGTTTGTGCAAGGCGCAAATTGGCAGGCAGAGCAATCTCCGTGGATAAAGGCTAAAGACCGGCTTCCATTTGTGGACGAGGATGATATATCAGAGCAGAGCGAACCAGTGTTAGTCATAGCTTCCGCCAAAGGACATTATGAACCCGAAATATTGGTTTACAACAAACATTACCATGTGTGGGACACAGCAGATGCGGATAATTACTGTTGTGATGTATCCGATAATGACTTATGGATGTATATCCCAAAGTTTAATTAGTGACAATACAGCAATGGAAACAACGATAGATAGTAATGGTCTGGGTGGATTTCAAACCAGGCAGGATCGGATACTGTGTATTCGTAGTCAAATTAATCGCAGCAGTGAAGAGTTAGACCGGATCAATGAAAAGCTGGGAGCTAAAGACACTCCCTTGGAAGAGTGGCTGCGTCTTTCGGATATCCGTAATAACCTGACGGTTTCTATACACCAGAAGGAGGAAGAGTTGTCACGGCTGACGGATAGCCGCCGGCTTGATCAGCCTAAGCGGGCGAATTATAGTTATTAAAAATTATTCGGAATGGGAAAGAAAATAGTAAATCAAAAGTCCGTACTTATACAAACCAAAATCTCACCGGCTATAGATAGCCGGTTGGATAGAATTTGCAAAGAATATGGCTTTTCAAGTAAATACGAATTATTGCAAAATTTAGTTTCTGCTTTTCTCAAATATGCGGACCCTGAATCAGGAGAACAAGACATAAGCGAGTCTGACAGATTCTCTTTGGAATTGGCTAAAATATTCACCGAGCTTCAGAATAAAGGTCTTCGGATAAACAGGGTGTCTTCCGGTGCGGACAAGTCATACATCCTTTCAGAGTCAATACAATTATACCAACGTCCGGGCAAGCATGGGATTGTTGGCGTAAAGTATACATTCGGAAAGGATGGTGAACTTGTCCGTACGGAAAACAGCAGCAAGATTCTAAAGTCTGTCATTGGCCGGTTGTTTCCTCAAATGCACCGGCGTTTGTCGTCCTTATGCCTGAGTCTTGGCGGTGTGGCGCTTGATGACGCGATCTCTTATCTGATGGAGGTAGTCGATCACAGGTTATTGCCGGATCATATAGAGAGAGAAATAAAGGAAGAGTTTAACGGGCAGTCCGTGGCGGAGAAGCATGTGGATATGACAGGCGACAAGCCTAAACGGAGGCGGGATAACAGTATAAGTATATGAAAAAGAGGGCTACATATAGCAGATTGATGCAATCGACGAATTGGCAAAAGATACGGCGTTCGGTGCTGAGGGAAACTCCCCTGTGTGCGGATTGCTTAGAGAACGGTATAAATACATCGGCTACAGAGATTCATCATATCAGGCCTGTGGAGACAGCTGTCGGTGATTCGGAGATGGAATCGCTTTGCTTTGACAGAACCAACCTGGTTGCCTTGTGCCACGATTGCCATGTTGAAAGACACAGGCTTCTCAAAAGCCATTCCAAGGAAAGTGTAAAAGCCAATGCCCGCAGGGCTACCGAGGCTTTTAACCGCAGGTTCTTCGAAGAGTAGGGGGGGGATATTTTTTTTATCACCCCCTCAATTACTCAAATCCACTCACACCATTCATCGACAAAAAGTGGAATTTTGAATCCAGGCCGTGGGGGCATCGGGGTTACCTTAAAACACCGGAATTTGCGCAAAATGGGTATACTTAAAAACTTTAACATTTCAACATGACTAAAAAGGGCGATAAGATTGAAAATATAAAGACCGTCATACGCCGGCATTTGCAAAAGGCCGATGTATACGCACCGGAATTGTCGTATCAAATAGAGCTGGCCGCTTCGGATATTTTGTTATACCGGAAGCTGAGGGAGAAGGCGCTATCGGAAGATACGCCTATCACGGTCACGGAATATTCGAGGGAAGGCAAGCCGAGGGAAAAGATCAATCCGGTTTTTGCCGCGATGAAAGAGCAGGCGGATGTAGTGCGCAGAGATCTCCGTTCCCTGTATATGAACCGGGAGTTGAAGCGTAATGAAAAAGCGAAGGAGAACGAATCGGATCCTTTGGAGGAGATGATGAAAAAGCTGAATGAAATAGATAAAGAAGATATCGGTACCGGGCAATGACAAAGGACGAAGAGGAAGAGGCAAGAAAAATCAAGCTGAAGCATTATCAGGAGGTATGCAGCATAAACCTGGATAATTACCGACTGCATGAGACCGACCATCGTCTCAGGCTTTATATCGAGGATATCATATCTGATGTTGAGGCTCACAACCTGTATGAAATACTGGCTGTGCGTCGCTTTTTTATGCTCCGTGATAAGTACGTTTGGCGTCCGAATAAGGTAAAGAAGTTCATTGTATTCTATGAATCCTTGAAATTCTCCGGCATGAAAGGCCGGCAGTGTTACAAGCTGACTCCGGTACAGGTTTTTCAGTTCGCCTCGATCTTAGGGTTTTATCAATGGGAGGAAGAAGGCGGGAAAACGGTTCTTCGCCGTTTGGTCCGCCGTGCTATCCTGTTTGTTCCCCGTAAGTTTTCGAAAACCACCAGCTCCTCTTCTTTGGCCGTGAGTGAATTGTTGTTCGGGGATGCCAATGCCCAGGCGTATACGGCTGCTAATGGCTACAAGCAGGCCCAAGTTTGTTTTAAGGAGATATCTAAGATCGTCAAGCAGTTGGATCCCAAACGCAGGACGTTTAAAAAGACACGCGAGCATATTGAGTGGCGTGAGAACAAGTTCGGCAAAGAATCCTTTGTCGAGTGTCTCTCCGGTGGGGCTGATACAAAAGATGGCCTTAACGCCTCCCTGATTATTTTCGATGAATATGCTGCAGCTAAGTATGTCAAGGATCATTCCGAGGGTGCGGAATTGCTTCAGGTCTTAGAGTCTTCTTCCGGGGCAAGGGATGAATATCTGACGGTTATTATAACCACAGCATCAAGAGTCGTTGACGGGCCGTTTGTTTTAGAGTTGGATATTGCCAAGAAGGTCCTTTCGGGGGCTTATGATGATGATACGTTGTTTGCCTCGATATTCATGCCGGACGAATGGGAGACGGACGGTGACGCTTTGGGCGATCCTAATGTCTGGAAGAAATGCAATCCGCATATTGGCATAACTGTTAAAGAGTCGTTCTACAGAACCATGTATAGGCAGGCTATGCGCGATCCCGAGAAGATGTTGGAGTTCAAAACGAAACTGCTGAATATATTTGTTTCCGCCGGGACGAAGGTATGGATCAGCCAAAACCTGGCGCGGTCATTGGCGGATCCGGGATTCGATATCGACAGTTTGTCCGGGCGGCCTCCTACTATGGTATCACTTGACCTTTCCGTCAGCGATGACCTTTCGGCCGTGAATTACATGTATTACTCGAAAGTCCTCAAAAAGTTCTATTCGTGGACTGATTACTACATCCCGGAAAAGACCCTGGAAGAACATCCCAATGCGGAGTTATATAAATATTGGATATCCAAGGGATATCTTAAGGTTTGTCCGGGGGCGGTGATTGATGACTCTATGATCGTAATGGATATATTGAACCGAAATAAAAAGTTATGGATATTGCAGATAGGCTATGACTCTTATAAGAGCCAGGAGATAGTTAATTCTCTGGGTGCCGCTTTTGCATGTATTGGTCGGAACCCGGAGAAAGTACTTAAAGCCGTCCCGCAAACGTTTGGCGCGTTCACCTCACCCGTTGAGACGTTTGAGATGGCGGCAAAGAAGAAGCCGGCGGGCATTGTGCTGGCCGATAATCCGATAACGTTCTGGATGTTCGGTAACGCTTATCTCGAAGAGGACCGCATGGAGAATAAGAAACCGGTAAAGAGAAAAGCGAACTCCAAAATAGACGGGGTCATTGTCAACCTGATGTCCATGTGGCTTTTTAATAATTACGTTTGGTAAAACGGGTAACCTAAAACAGTGTATCGGCCGGATAAGTAGAATCAATATTTATCCAAATGAAATTAGGCAGATATCAACTTACATTTTCAAGGGAAGAACCGAAAGCGGCTAAATCAGAAAAAGGTGCCCGTTATACGGATCGGGCGCAACATGTCCATACGCCATCCGACGCTATGAAAATAGCCGCCGTATACCGTGCGGTCTCCCTGATTTCCGATTCTGTCGCCACGCTGCCGTTAATCTACAAGCGTCGTGACAGGTCCGGAAATTATTTCAAGCCCTACGATACCGGGTCGGGAGCCGTTCTCTATAATTTGCTTACAGTCCGTCCCAATCGCCGGCAGACTTCATTTATACTTTTTAAGAATCTGGTTTCACAGGTGCTGTTGCTTGGTAACGCCTATGCCTATTTGCGTAGGGATTCCTACGGACAGCCTATGGAATTGCTATTGCTTACGCCCTACAGTTGCTCTTATGACCCGTGGAGTGATACATACTATGTTGAGGACTCTATAAACAGTGTCCGGGGTATCTTTCCCGGTGATGAAATATTGCATTTTAAGAATATAAGCCTTGACGGTGGATATACGGGAGTATCTACTATCAGCTTTGCCGCGCAAACCCTGGGTATTGCCGCCACTGCCGCCGCGGAAACCCAGACCCGCTTTGCTACCGGAGGTAAATTCAAGGCCATTCTTCACAATGATTATAGCATGAAGGGATGGGGTGAGTATCAGGATGACCAGATGAAGAGCAATGCCGAACAGATACAGGAGGCTATTGATAGCGGGCAGGATATCATACCGGTAAGGGGTGACGGAAAACTGGATCAGATCTCAATGTCCTCCGTGGATATGCAGTTCCTAGAAAACATCAAGCTCACCATTACCGAAATAGCCCGATTTTTCAATGTTCCCAAAAGCAAGCTCTTTGATGATTCCAATGCTAATTACAAGAGTGCGGAGATAGCCACGGTAGGATTTTATGCGGATTGCCTGAGCCCTATCCTTACCATGATAGAGAGTGAGTTTAAAGCCAAGTTGATACCTTGGAAGGCTTATTCGGACTATAAATTCAAATATGACTTGTCAAAGTTGTATACGACGGATCTCACCACCAAAGGCGTATATCAGACCAAGCAGATAGCGAACGGACTACAGACGGTCAATGATTTGCGGCGTTCGGAAGATTGCCCGCCTGTCGAGGGTGGGGATCAGGTCTTCATAACGTGCAATGTCGCCCCCATCAACGGACCGAAAATCACCGGAAAACCAGATGACGTAGAGACTCCGCTCGAGAAAGACGATCAACCGGGTAAACCATAACACGCTTATTCAAGGAATTATATATGGCAGAAAAAGAACAGAAAAAAAGAGAAAGCAGGTTTTTCACCGGGCAGGGACAGCCCCGGCTGCGTGAAATCGGAGGCGCAGCGGAAAGCAGCCGTATTATCGAAGGGTATGCGATTGTTTTCGGTGTGCAGAGCCGTTTGTTGGCTGACTGGGGAGATGTTTACCGGGAAATTATTGAACCGGGAGCGGTAACGCAGGAGGATTTGGATAGATTCGATATCAAAATGACTATCTGGCATAACCGTGAGCGGCTTCTGGCCAGAAGCAACAGAGGGCGGGGAACGTTAAAATTGACAGTCGATGAAATAGGTGTCTACTATTCTTTTGAGGCTCCTGACACACCGGATGGTGCTACGGCATTGGAGTTGGTAAAAAGGGGGGATTTGACAGGATCAAGTTTCATTTTCTGGTCGGATGAAACCACATCCGTATCCTATACGAAAGATGCCGAAGGAATGACGATACGTCATGTAAACCGGATCGATGAAATCTTTGATATGACCATAGCAAGCGATCCGGCTTATGCGCAAACCAGTGTAACGGCCCGGGAGATGGACGAAGCCGTACGCCGTACGGATGACGGTAATAGTGCCGGAAAGGGAAACGAAGGAGATAAACGTGAAATACCCAACATCCGGATGACCTGCAAACGAGAATTTTATTATTAACTATTAATATTTAGAGAAATGAAAGAAAAGAAAATGACAGTTCGTGAAATGATCGAAGCCCGTTTTAGCAATTGCACTCGCATGAATGAAATTGCCGATACTGCTGAGGCCCGTGAAGGCAAAGAGCTAACAGATGCGGAGAAAGCGGAAGTTCAGAAATTAGAGCGTGAAAACCGCATTTATGATCTTCAAATCGCCGGTTCGGGAGTTGCGCCCGTTGCTTCTCCGGTAAGTCGTGAGGCAGGTTTCCAGAATTGGATACGTGAGCGTGCCAAAGAACGTGATATGCAGGGATACGCGTTGAAGCGTGAAGCTATTATGGTATCTACCAATGCCGCACCGATGATTCCATTGGCGATTAACGATATTGTAGAGCCGTTGGAAGAGGGGTTGATCCTTGGTAAAGTGGGTTTGAAAGTACAAACTGGATTGTCAGGTAATTATGTATGGCCTACCGTAGCAGCCATTGAGGGTGAATGGGCCGGAGAAAGTGCAGCGCTGACAGATAAGACTATTGCGATTGATAAGATCGTTCCGTCCCCGTATCGATTGGGGGCTACTGTCTCTGTGACCAGTCAATTGATTAACCAAACGGACGGAGTCGCATATGCGGTTGTAAAAGAGCAAATTCCGATGGCCATAACCCGGACACTCAACAAAACGATGTTTAGCCCGGTGACCGTTAATTCGGATAAAGTTAACGGTCCGTTTGTCGCTTGTAAGAAAGCTGCAGCGAAGGCTATCGGAGCGCTAACTACCACCGCTTTGAGAAAAGAGGCTTTACATATCACGTTTGCCGGTGAACTTCCTACATATAAGGAGTTGCTTGCCATGAAAGGTATCATTCTGGCTAAGGGTATCATTTCCGATGGTACATTCTGTTACGTGATGGATGAATACACAAAATCCATGCTTGAATCGACTCCCCGTGATGCCGGTTCCGGTCTGATGATCATCGAGAATGATAAAATCGCCGGTGTTCCTGTTTTCTGTACAAATTACATCAACAACGATGGGGGCATTCATGTAGGATTGGGTGTTTGGTCATACCAAGCGCTCGGCCAGTTTGGCGAGCAGCGCTTTATTGTGGATCCTTACACCAAGGCTTCAAAGGATACAACGGTATTGACCCTTAACGGTGATTGGAGCATGACAACCCTTCGTAAGGAGGCTTTCTTGCTGGGTGACTGTACGGCTGCCGGAGTTGGAGGATAAACGTATATCAATAACTGGGAAGGGCGGATATTTTGGGAGTGCCGCCCTATACCCCGAAAAAGATCTGTTATGACTGTAGATAAACTTCGCATCGTATCGCTTGATGCTCTAAAAAGACAAATGAAGATTGATTTTGAAGAGGATGATGATCTTATTGTAATGTACGGGGTAGCCTCGGAAGATGCTATCATCAACACTACCCGCAGGAGTTACGAAGAGTTGGTCATGGAAAACCAAAAAAGGAAATCGGATAAAAATGCCGGGTTTCCGGCAATGTTGTATATCGCTATCCTGATGATGGCTGCGCAACTTTACAAGAACCGTGAACCGATTAGTGGTCTTTCTCAGGCTATTGTCCCTTATACGCTTGATTATATGTTGAAACCCTGGATAAAATTAGAGCCATGATAGAGAGTGGTACTTTAAATGACCGGATCAGGTTTTTATCTCCTGTCACCATCCGCAACAAATACGGCGAACAGCTTACCTCATGGGAGCCATCGTACACGTGTTGGGCGAAGGTTACATATAACAAAGGTGTGAGGGCTATAACGGCGGGTGAAGTTTGGTTGCCCAATACGGTATCGATCCTGGTGCGATATACGAATAAGATCCATGACCGGCAGCGTATCACGTGGAATGATAGCACTTATCGTATTGAGAGCTTCAACGCTTCTAAGAAGGATGGATCGGCTACGATTATAGCCACAAAGATTGACGAGGGAACAGAGAAAGGAGGTTAGAAAATGGGATATTACAAAAACAATCCGGGGGCCCAAAGAGGGCATAAGGTTGTGGATATAGATGTCAGCCAGGTTGTGAAGCTGTTAAACGAGATTGATATTGAAAATGCCATCCCCAAAGCTGAAAGAAAAAAGATTTTGCGAAATGCGATGAAGATCACGCAAAAGGCAGTAAAAGAAGGTTATAAGAGTTCAGTTCATAGTGATCCCCGAAAAGCTGTTCAAGGAGTCAAAATATCAGTTTATCGTGAGGGGATGGGGGCTACTGTCAGTCTTAATAACCCTAAATCCGGCCGGAGCGGTAAGGTTATAAGGGCTTCGATTACTAGGACAGGCGGCGCCAGTGGCATATTAAGGCATAGAAAAAGATCTGAGCGCACGGAGCAGGTAGACGGATATTGGGGCAAGGACCGGGCAATGATCCTCCGGTTTATAAATAAAGGGACTATTGAAAGGGTTGCGTTCAAAAGAACAAGATCCAAGTCCGGACGTACGGCCAATAGAGGGGTTATTTCCGCCAGAGGATTCTTTAGACGTTCGGTGGACGGGGCGAAGGTTGCCACGGAGCAATATTTGGCCGGTCAACTCAATGCGAGAATAGCTTCTTGCGCCAGGAGTGCGGGAGCCGAAGTAAAGAAATAGATATATTTATAGAGATGAGTTTATTAATAGGAGAACATATAAGCAGTGTGCTTGGCTTAAGTGCCGTTGTCGCGTCGAAGTTCGGAGAGCGGATATTCCCTATCGTTATTCCTGAAGGTATTTCCCAATACCCTTATATCGTATATGGCGGGTTGTCTATTCAGCCTGACTACACAAAGGACGGTGCGGGACAGGACAACACGCAGGTTCAGGTAACGGTTGTAGGCAAAGGGGCGAGTGAAACGATCGAGATGGCAAACGAGATCCGTTATAAACTGGAAGGCGTACGGGCGGGATATGCCAAATTTACGGTAAATGACTGTACGGTGTCATCTATAGATGTGGAGTACCTTCAGGAAATAGATGCGTACGCGGTAAATATAGTGTTTAATTTTAAAACGAATGACAAATGAGTAAAGCGAAATCAGTATTAGGAAAAGATTTAATGCTATTTGTCGGCGGGAAGGCGCTGGCGTTAGCGACATCCTGTAAACTGTCAATTTCGGCAGAGACAATCGACACACAAAGCAAGGATTCCGGTATTTGGGCCGAAAAGGACATTAAGCAATTGTCATGGAACGGTTCAAGTGAAAACCTGTTCAGTGCGGATGATAAGGTAAGTGGTTATGATACCTTGTTGGACTTGATGTTAAACCGCCAGCCGGTTGAGGCGAAATTTGGTATTCCGGCAAATGCAAATGCGGATGGAGTACCGGCGGCAGGTTGGACCCTTCCGGCCGCATCCTATTCCGGTAATGTTTTGATTACAAATCTGGAATTAAATGCGCCTGACGGAGATAAGGCGACTTTCTCTGCCACATTCGAAGGTACGGGAAAACTTACCCCCAGAGTGTCCGGAGATGGAGGTATAGTAGATGATCCGACCGCGTAAACGATGGAAAGGGCGGGAATCCCGCCTTTTCTTTTTCTAACTCAAAAAACTTATCATAATGAAAACGATCACTATCAAAAAACAGGAGTATGTCTTAAAGTATACATTGCGTGCCTTCTTTATCTTCGAAAACCTCACGGGTAGGCAGTTTTCGTTCGGCCGGACGTTGGACGAATATCTACTGTTTTACTCTATTCTTCTGGCAAATAACAAAGATACATTCTTGATGCCTTTTGATGAATTTATAGAGGCGTGTGAGTCTGATCCGGCTCTGTTTCTCTCTTTCAAAGAGTTCTTCGTAAAAGAGATTGAACTACTTGAACAGGCAGCAGATAGCACAAAAAAAAAGACGACTCCGAAGAAGCGTGCAGTATCCGGGAACTCTACGCCCTCGTTGTAGGTGAGGGCGGTATTGCGCCTGATTATTTCCTCGATCGGATGACGCTCGCAGAAGTTCGCTACTTCTTAGAGGGATTAGGCAGGCGTAACCGGGAAAGCTGGGAGCAGACCAGAATCATTGCGTATGTCATCGCTCAGGCAAACAGTACAAAGGATTTGGAGCCGTCGGATATACTTTGTTTCCCATGGGAGGATGAAAAGGAAAAGAAAGGGCAAACTACGGTTACAGATGCAGAGATGGAGAGGTTAAGGGAAAAAGCAAAACTAATTGAAAAAGGGATAAATCATGGCTGATATAATTACAAGATTGATACTTAAATCGGATGCTTTCGATGCAAACCTAAAGCGGGCGAAGGGTTCGGTTAACAGCTATCAGAATGATATTTTAAGTGTGGCAAAAACAGCTGGGGCTGGTATAATGAAGTTTGCCGGGACAATTGGCGTTGCGGTGGGGGCTTATGAAGGATTCAATAAATTAATGAATAGCAGCCAAACACTAAGCGATGAATACAATAGAACGATTGAAGGTCTAAAGGGGGCTGTAGACAACTTTTTCTATTCGATTGGCTCGGGGGACTGGACACCGTTTTTTAATGGATTGGATGAAACGATACGGAAGGCTCGTGAAGCTTACAATGCGATGGATCAGCTTGGAAATACAAAAATGTCGTACGGCTATTTTAATATGAAAAATCAGGCGGAGTTTCAAAAGCAAATAACAATACTAAAAGATAAAGATTCAACAGGAGCTCAAAAAGAGGAAGCCCAAAAGCGACTGGATGCTGTTTTAAAGGATCAACGGGAAATTGTAGGTCAACTTGGCAGGCGATCTACGGAAGCGGTGCAGGCGCTTGTTGCTGCATCCACCGGAATAAGTGCGGCCGATGTGTCAATGGTGAGTGTAGACCGGGTTACCCGTTTCGACGTTAGCGCCATGGGGGACGCTGAAAAGAAACAAGCGGAGAAAGAGTATCAATATTTTAAAAATGCGGAAGCTACACTACGTAAGAAATATACAAAGGTGGAGACTGTAATGACTGGGGCAGGCATGAATAGAAGCTGGTCAACGGTAAAGACGCTTGATTATGAATCGTATAATAAGGCCATGGCTCCCATGATAGCAAAATATCAAGATGCTATAGTATATAATGGTATGCTTGTTAAAGGGAGCGATGAATGGTTAAATAAATTATATGGCATAAGATCAGAAGCTTTTGCAGCCGAACAAGCCTACGAGTCAATGACAAAAACCGCAAATAGAGCATCGCAGGCAGGCGGGAAAGATTCAAAAGAAGACAAAGATGAAAAACCCTTAAAGGATACACTTGCATGGTATGATGCTGAGATATCCCGCCTTAATAAAAAACTGTCTGAAGAAACAACGATGCAGGCTCGTGCAACTGTTCAAGCTGCAATTAACGAACTCGAGAAGAAAAAGGTTAATATTAAAATGTTGGTTGAGCAGGAGGCGTTTAAAATCAAGCATGGCGAAATGAAAGATGGTGAATTGTTATTGCCAGCCTCTAAAGCTCCGGATATAGCTAAGATTTATTCTGATTCCGGTACGGAGTTTGCCAAGTTGGAAAGCACGTATAGTGAAATGATTGCAGAAAGACAAAGTGCACTATCCAAAGCAATAGATATCGAGCAGCAAACATTCATTCAATCTCAGATCGACAAGCTAAAAAATACATTGAAAGAGCTTCGTTCCATGCAGAAAGAATCAGATGTGACAGGTGATATATATTCTGCCTATCAAAATAATGCAGGCAGCAAAAAGCAGAGTTCTTTTGATTTAAGGGAAGAGATTGGAAACATGAAACTGCCTAAATTTGAATCACCTATTAAAAAGAAGGATGTTGATTTAAATCAGCAATATGCTGACTCTTTAGGAGATGTAAGTAATGTAATGGGCAGCTTATCCGGCCTGTTTGATAGCAATACTGCATCTGTTTTGCAGTGGGGCAGCAGCCTAATAGGAACTATAGCACAAGCTATCCCAAAAATCTTAGAAATGTCTACGGCTAACGAAATAGAGGCCACTTCCGCTACAAAAAGCGCATCCGCAAATACTTTGGCGGCTGGTTCAGAGGCACTAAAAGCACATGCAGGTATTCCATTCGTCGGTATTGCAATGGGGGTTGCTGGGGTTGCAGCGATAATTGCCGCAATGGCAAGTATTCCCAAATTTGCAAACGGCGGTATCGTTCCTGGAATTTCGTTTGCAGGTGATAAAGTTCCTGCAATGCTAAATAGTGGCGAAATGATCTTGAACGGCTCGCAACAAGCGAACCTATTTAAAATGCTCAATTCAAAGTTATATGCAGGGTTGAATGTTGAGCGATCGAATATCACGCCATCAGTAGGGCATCTGGCCGGATTGATCTCACCGTCTGAAAATAAAGTTCAGGTAGAGTTCGGGAAAGCCAGGGTAATCGGGACAGATATTTTTCTCTCTATAAATAACACATTGAAAAAACAAGGGAAGAAGCCATTATGAGTTACGGAACGATATATACACTTCCTTTTCGGTCACGGAAAGAGGATGTTTGCTTGGTAGAGATTCAGAAAGAGGGGTATACCGGACGGGTTATCGAGTTGACGGGCAGTGGTGAAGCTCCCTTTTCCGTTGAGATTGCAGATGATGACTTTCTTTATACTCCTGTTCGTTTTTCAACGGCAGCCATAAGGGTGGTCGGAGGTGACCATTTGCAAAGCCTTTACTCTACCGGATACCGGCAATATCGGGTAATATTCAAGCGTGCCGGGTCCGTGACGTGGTGTGGCTTTATCAAGCCGGAATTATATACGCAGGATTATAGCGGTACTATATTTGAATTGGAGATTGAGTGCATTAGTGCCATGTCCGTTTTAGAATATATTGAGTATAAGCAAAAAAGCGAAGAGGGGAAAGGATTCGTAACCCTTTGGGAATTATTAACCCGTTGCGTTTCTGAGTCCCGCGGTTCTTATTCATCTGTGTACCTCCCGCATGTTTATGCCGGGAGCGAATCGGATTATACAGCGTGGAGGAATGTTTTACAGGACATGACGATAAGTGAACAGAACTTCTTTGATGAAGATGATAAACCGATGAAATTAAAAGAGGTGCTTGAAGAGCTATGCAGGTTTCTTAACTGGACTTGTGTAGATTGGAAGGGTGACCTTTACTTCGTAGATGTAGATCATGCAGGTGATTACTATAAGTACACATTGGACTTTTCCACATATACAACTGTGAGGGGATTTACTATCAGTGTCCAGAAAGTAACCTTTAGCGGCGATAATCATACGCTCGATATTCTGGGTGGTTACAATAAAGTTACCGTAAAAACATCAAATTACAATATCGGTGATGTTTTCCCGGAAGAAGAGTTTAATAAATTAAAGCGGTTTGGTTTGGAATCAAAAATAGAAAAGAAAAATCACGTTACCCTAAAACGTTTCTATCTCCCGAATACCTACAAACTTTACCGCTATGAAAAAAACAATGATGTCCCATTGTCTGACAAGGATCTGAATAATTATGAAAATAATCCGAACGACGTTATCGGTGCTATGCTGATAAAGCGTTGTGAGTATAATATGGTCAACGGCGAGCCGGATATTACTAATTATAACTGGGAGAATCTTATACAGGTCCGGAGTTACAGAGAAAAAGGGTTTCAGATAAACGGAGCTCCGATACTGGAATTTGCGAATCCTCTTCCGGTGGCTCCATACGCTGACGGGGCGATATCTATCAGTTTGTCTGTACAGGTGACAATGAATACGGATTTAACTATAGGGTATGTAAAGCAATCCGGATGGCTTGATATGCGATGTTCTCTTTCAATCGGAGAAGATTATTTTGATGGGAGCGATTGGGTAAAAGATTCTTCCGCTTATTTTGATATAGAGTTTTTGCTAAAGGACTATACAGGGGACAGTTTTGTAAGCAACGTAAATACAAAAAAACTATCTATGCCTTATGACGGTTTAGAGGGACGTGTGATACCGTTGCCCGAAGACAGGATATTAACGGGAGCAATTAAATTTTGTCTGTATGAATTAACGGAGAATTATAAACATACTAATACAGGGGGGAAAGATGAGATTCATAATACTGCTAATGATGGATATGGATATTATATAAAAGACTTAAAGATGAATTATAAATTGCGTGATGATCTGAGCGAACTGTCTGACAACTCGGATCGCACGTACGAGAATGTTATAAATGAGGATTATATTAACGAATTAGACGAAATCGAATTTAAGATATCCAGTTACAATAATGATGGAGCGTGCTATTCGAAAGTCATGCTGGGCGATAATTACCTAACCGATAACCTCTATTCTTCTATTGAACAGAAATTAGTACGCCCGGAAGAGCATTTGATCCGGCGCATTATTAATCAATACGGGTATACTAAAACAAAGCTTACGCAGGTATTAATAGATGACGAAGTAATTACGCCTATCACAATTATGACCGATAAGTTTCAGCCAAACAAACGGTTTATGATCACGGGCGGTACAATTGACTTCGCGATGAATCAGTTTAATTGTAAGATGATTGAAAATGGTAGATATTAAAACTGCATCCATACCTGCGAAGCCCCGGTCAAAGAACTATCCGGCCGGGACTGTTATCACCCGGGCAACCGGCGGCGTTACTGTTAACGGCGGAGGCGGTGGAGGTGCTTCGGTTGACATTGTAAAGGCTACCGATACAAAGTCGTTTACCGATAGCAACGTACTGTCTTCGCTCCGGACACTGTTAGAAATCCGTTCGCGTATCATTGCCGAATCGGATACAACCACGGAATTAACCGATGATAATACGCTTTCTTCAAAGCGCACTTTAAAGGAGATAGATGCAGCGATAGAAGTTGCATTAAAGAAAATCGAAGAACTTTATATCAGCAAGAAAAACGATGATACCGCATCCGGTGTCATTACGTTTTTGCGCGGAATTATAGCGCATGCGCTTTCTTTATTTAAGAAAGGCGCTAGTTTTGGAAACTTTACGCCTGGTATAAGTGGAGCTATCATTGACGAAAACGGTGACATTGAAGCGAGGGGGCTTGTTTTACGTGGTTTCTTATCCGTTCCTGAGCTCCGGTATAATAGAGCGATAGTATTAAAAGGCCGGCAGATAATCAGTCCGGGCGGAGGATGCGTCATTGAGCAATTCATTACGGTAGATGAAAATACATGGCTGGTTCTTCCCGTATTGGAAGAAGGAGAAGCGTTATCTTTTAAAGTAGATGACATCCTGTTAGCATACTGGCATGACAAAGACTCACAATCAGGTGCATTCAAGGGATTCAGAGAAATGAAGTTCCGTGTAACGGCATTTTCCGGAGAGAGAGGATTCTTGGTTGTGCCTAAACCCGGAAGCGGATCTGTTCCAGCTACGTCTATGACACTTGCTCAGACCGGGAACTTTACCGATGCCGAACGTCAGACCTATATAATGATAGACTCGACATTAGGTAACAATAGCATAACCTTTTTTGATGATGCAAATACGTGGGACGTAGAACCGGCGCAGGAAAAAAGCTGGATTGGGAAAAAGAAAAATCGTATCGTCGCCGGCATTGATTGCTCTAAATATTCCGCTGTATTTCAAAATGTCATCATGTCCGGTAAAATATTCCAGGTTGATGATATTACAGGGGAATCTATTCGGGTTCCGATTGAGAAAGGAGAATATGTTTCCGGACAAAGATACGCATATTATGACCGTGTCTCTTATAATCGTGCGATGTGGCTTTGTGTGAATGAAAACGGAACGACATCCGAGCCTTCGGACTCGAATCAGGACTGGTTAAAACAAGCCTATGCAGTTGATTCATCTTCATACTGGCTTACTGCCAATGCCACTCAGGTGGTCATACGGCCGAACAGTGTCGTACCAATATGGACTATTGTTAACTGCAAGAAGCAGACGGGCGCCGGCCCTGTCGAGAACTGCGACTCTTTTTATCTTGCGACCAGAAGAGTAGATGCGGACGGTGCAAAGGTTACGGCAAGTGTTAACCCGACAAGTTCCACTATTGCAGCCCCATCAAAGACAACTACCGCTCTCTCTGTTCGCGCCTATGCTGTTAAGTCGGATGCGGAGGCGTGGAATAATAACTATGTAGATGAAATAGCATTCGGGATAGTCAAAGACGGGAGCGATGGTAAAGACGGTAAGGACGGGAGAATCTACGAATATATCTATAGAAGGACCGAAACAGAGACAAGCCCCGCTACACCTGACGAACAATATTTAGCGTCCGGATGGACCGATGACCCGGTAGGGGTTGATTCTTCGTATGCGTATGAATGGGTGTCTCAGCGCATAAAAGACGGTGAGACATGGAGCGGATTCTCTGCGCCTTCCTTGTGGGCACGGTATTCTAAAGACGGAGAAGACGGTAAGCCAGGCGAGGGCGCTGTAGTACGTTGGCTTACGGCGAGTGCTACACAGGTTATTATCAGACCGAATAGTGTTGTGCCTATCTTTATAACAGTAAGATGTAAACAGCAAATAGGAACTAATCCTGTCGAGAATTGCAATTCTCTCTATGTTGTCTACAGAAGGGTGGACGCAAACGGTACAAATATTCTGGTAAATTCAACATTGGGCACACATGTTGTTGCCCCCTCTAAAACAACGACAGCCTTATCTGTTCGCGCTTACGAAAACAAAACAGATGCGGAGGCTTGGAACAATAACTATGTAGATGAAATAGCATTCGGAATTGTTAAAGATGGCAGGGATGGTATAGACGGTGTTGATGGTAAAGAACACGAATTTATCTACAAGAGAACAGGTACAGGAATAAAGCCTACCACCCCTGACGAACAATATTTAGCGTCCGGATGGACTGATGACCCGGTAGGGGTTGATTCTTCGTATGCGTATGAATGGGTGTCTCAGCGCATAAAGGATAACGGAATATGGGGAAATTTTTCCGTACCTTCTTTGTGGGCACGGTATTCTAAAGACGGAGAAAATGGGAAGCCGGGCACAGATGGCAAGCCCGGTACTGATGCCACGTCCTATTGGCTAACATCAAACGGAAGTAACTTTGCTTATTCATCAAGCGGCGTGTTTTCTCCTGGCAGCATCACTGTATATTGCAAGAAAAAGACAGGGGCCAGTGATGCGATGACATGCAGTGATTTTTTTATCAGGGTGAAAAAATACAGAAATGGAACAATTAGTGATCATGACTATTCAGGCTCGAAGCGATCCAGCGTAGTAATTACTCCAAGCTCCTACGATAGTTCTTACGTAGTGAGGGCATATCAAAATCTGAGCGATAATAATAGCTGGACCGATAATTTTGTAGCTGAATCAATCATAGGTGTCGTAAAAGATGGTCAAGGCGGCGGTTCCAGTACACCCGGTCCTCCGGGTGAAGATGGTAAGCCGGGAACTGACTCCACCTCCTACTGGCTTACTTCTACGAGCACTACCGTTGTATTTAACGTGAGTTCGATATAAGGAATCAGAACAAAGTAAGCTGATTGTCGAAAACGTATTCCAAAGAAATAGATGGTTTC